TAGCCGATAAAGCGGTTGTTGAGGTTCATCTGATCGTAAGCCCCGTAGGCGGAAGCCGAGGTGGTAGGCTGATTGATGAATGTCGGAGTGATGGGAATAAATCCGGTCAACGCCCGAACCGCCGCCTCCTGAGACGAACTGATCTCAACACGCACTTTCCCGATCGCGTAGTGCTCCGTAACGGTCGCAATCAGCGCCGTCAGGTCCGCTGCCGCGAGGGAAGTGGAAGCCGTGTAGAGGTAATGCGTGTGGGTGGAAGCCGTAAAGGTCTCCCCGTTCGGCCCGACCGGAATCGCCGCACTGTCGGCATTGACAAATGCCTTCAGGGCCAGCGAAACACCGTCTACCAGTCGGTCCACAAACGTTGCGTTGGTGCCGGTGTAGATCGCCCGTTTCACCTCACGCTGAATCCGCTTCGCGTGAGACCGTCGGGCATCGGCAAACTGCGCGGCCATCTGGTCCATCGTGGTGTTCTGCATGAACTTGCGAGTCCAGCCCACCGAGATGTCGAACAGCCGAAGCGGAATGCCGATCGTGACGCCAGCAGGGGTCTTCTGACTGTCGCCCCGTGCGTCTTCCGTCACTTCGTCCATCGCCATCGCGCCGCCGGAGCCGTAACGCCGTTGACGGTCAGTCGTGGACTCTACCAGATCGCCCAACATGTCCTGCACGATCATGTTATGGGCCTGGAGGTCCTGATTGATATTCTCCCACGCCCGGTCCTCACCGTACTGGGCAATGCTCTGCTGACTGGACCGCAGGGTATCCGGGGAGCCAAGTGTTCCGTATGCCATTCGTTAGCTCCTTATTCCCTGGTTGCCCAGACACGAATCCGGGTAGCGTCCACGGCGTACGCGATGGGGGTCAGGCCACCCGTCGAAGCCGCATCGGCCAACGCACCAGCGGTCGCGCCACTGAGGTAGTAGCGCGCGCCAGGAGTGAGGCCAGACCCGTAGTTGAAATTGACATCGAAGTAAGCGGTACACGCTTCTCCGACGGACGCCGCCTGTGGGGCAAACCCTACGACCTTCGCCGCCGCATTGTTGGCCGCGCCGGTCGCTTTCCACAGTTTACCGTCCGATTTGATATAGAGGGCATCTCCTGCCGCGATGGCTTCCCCGGCCAGAAGACCGCTGAGACGACTGTTCGGCGGCGGCACGGGGGTACACATCGAAGGCGTGCCGCTCTTTGCAACATCAGCCATGTGTTAAACTCCTGTTGAGTTGAGATTCGTATTTAGAAGCCCGCGTAGTCCCCACTTTTGAGCAGTTCCGCTTTGCGTTGCTCCACAGACTGCTTTGTGGGTGTTCGGGGATGTTCGCCGCCCTCTGCCGCAGGGGCACGGGGTGGCGCGATGTCTTTCGCGATTCGGGCCGCGTCTTCGTCCAGTTCGGCCTCAGAGGTCCCGACAAGGCGCGAGATCCAATGTTCCGGCAGCTTGTGCCGTGCCGCAACGGTCGCCCGCATGGTGTTGAGTTCCCGCGTGGTGAGTTCGCCTTCGAGTTCCGCAATCCGCGCCGCCCTCTGCTCTGCCAGGAGTTTGAATTCTCCCTGCTCTGCAAGGCGTTCGGCCTGGGCTTTCGCCCGTTGCTCCTCTTCCTGCTTTTTGAACTGGGCACGCTGCCGGGATAGGCGATCCTCCACAATGCGGTCTATGTGGGCCTGGAGTGCAGGCGTCACCGTCAATGCCCCGTTGTCGGCCTCGGGTTTGCCGTTCGCCTCAGTGCCAGCCGGTTTTGTACCTGCGTCGTCCGCAGTGGCTTGCTGGTCAAGAGTGGTATCGCTCATGGGTAAAAGATCCTCTGCCGAAGTGTCGGCAACAAAAAAGCGGCCCCGGTCAGGAATCGCTAAGTGATGGGATGAAAAGTTGTGTTAAGCCGTTTGCCCGAAGCCCGCCTGCGGTGATGGTGCCGTGGCCTGCGCGACCCGAATGGTCTTCGCTTCCTCATCGGCTTCCTGCTTCCGCTTCGCTTCCATGAAGGAATCGACCTCCTCCTCTGTCCAGCCCTCCCGCTTCAGGTAAACATCAATGGGGCAACCTGCCATCGCCGCCGCCTGGGCCGCTTGCCAAAACGCAAGGTTCTCCTGTGCTATCTGGGCTTTGTCGGGTCTGCGCGGATCTCCGAACACGGCCTCAATCATGGAGTCTTCGTCAAGGTTCGCCTTCTGGTAGACGTTGGCGATCTCGGTGGCCCGATGGGCCACGGTCTGCCACGCCGAAGTGAACTTCTTGATTTGTCGCCCGCACTTCTGGACGAGTGGCATTTCGGCCCGCTGCAACGCATCGCCGCTCGGCCAATCGCCGCCCGTGATGGAGTGCAAGGGCGTGCGGGTCATGCGACTGACCGCCTTCATCTTTTGGTTATAGACCGCGATCAGTTGCGACATGTCCCCTGCCGGGATGGTGCCGAACTTCGCGAGATCATTCAGGGAGCGCAACACCTTGCCCGGTCCAATCTCCATCGAGACAGGATTCCCGTCTTCGTCCTTCGATTCCCCTACGCCCGTCGCGGTCACCATCTGAAACGCAGTTAGCCGCGCTGCCGCCACGATGTCGTATTGGAGGTCGTTGATCTGGTCCTGAAACCCGATGACACCGCCCGCAAGTTCCGACACCCCGTAGTTCGCGGGGCCTCTGCCGGAATTGGCGAAATGTATAATCGGTATATGGAGCGGGGAACCGTCGGCCTTCTCCCATGCCTGGACGTGGGAGGATTCACCAGAAAACATAAAAGGCGCGAACGCTGCCCCCCCTAGACCACTGGGGGCTACGTACCGCTCCAACCTATCCTCATACCACACGATGCGACGAAGCATCAACGTGCCGTCAATCAGGGCCGTCCAGTCTTTCACAGCATACAGGGGCTCCCCCTGTGCATCATAGGCGATGAATACCCCTGACCGCCCATTCCACCACGGTTCACGATGAATACAGACCCGCTGATACTCGTCAGAGTAGGAGAGGCTGACGGCATAGTTCCCATCCCGTAATGCCGCGTAGTGGGTTTCGCCGCTTTCGTCGTCCATCTTGACAAGGTTCCACCAGTCGTCAAGCCACGCCTGAACGTCCTCGTCCTCTACCTGAAATCGAAGCAATTCCAGACGGTCGGAATCCTCTGCCACGATCTGATGACACACATTGTCCGCAAAGTCGTTGCCGAGCAATCCCTCAAGGAGTAACTGCTGCTCCGTCGTCAGAGTCCGCAGTTGGTCTCCAAGCGCATACTGTCGATATGTCTGAATTTTGAGAGCGTTACTCCGCTCAAAGAAGGTCTCGCGGTCGATCTCTATTTGTTCGTGTGGTATTGATTCCATAGCCATAGAGATCAGTATTCCGACCTGCGCCTGTCGCGCTGCTTCTGTGCCGATCCGTAGGTGGAGACGGTGACGGTCTTGTCTGTGCCTAACTTATCGACATAAGCGACACCGTACCGCATCGCGTCCATACCGTGATCGTACTCTTTAACCGGCTCTTCCTTTTGGGGCTTTCCATCTGCGCCCTTCGGCCACACATAGACCTCAAATTCCTGTTCAGTGCAGACGGGTTTCCGCTTCTCCAGAAGTTCAGGATCGGCGGCAACCAGCGCGCCCTCGACCATGAAGATTCGCGGCTTCCCGTCGCCTGCAAGTTTCAAACGCTGCTGCACCGCTTCCAACCCAGGCGAAACAGACTTCCATGCCGCGATCGTCGGTATACCTGCCGCATGAAGCGTAGCCCGGTCTTCGGCGTCGTGGTCGGCAATAGTAGCCTCTATCCGCTCCCCGCCGGTTAACCGCAGGATCTCTGCCGCCATGTCACGAACAAGCCGCCCCGTCTGGTAGAGTTCCCGGTACAGATACATCCGCCCGTCGGGGTCGATGGCCCACCACTGACAGACGAACGGGTTTGTGTACCCGAAGTCGATGACACGAATGCGCCGCCAGTTGTTCTGGATCTCCACCCGCCGCACGACGTGAACGGCTCGATCAAACGATTCGTAGACCGCACCCTCTGCCTGCACCCACCGACCGAAGCGAAGACGTTGCAGACGTGCGCCCGTCAGTTTGTCGAGAATCGCGATCGTGCGGACACCTTGAGGAGTTATCTCCCCGCCTGCACTGTAGAGCGTGGGATTGTCTTCATGCCGGGACTCAAGTAACCGCATCCCCTCCCGGTGCTTGATCCAATGGGAAGGCGGGCCGGGGTTGGCGTCTCCGAACATTCGGGTGTAGGGCATCACCGCGCCGCGCCCGGTGCAGCGCGTCGTCAGGGTTTCCCAATCCTCAAGGCTGAACTCTTCGGCCTGATTGACATAAAAGAAGTCACGCTCTGAGGACAACGCTTTGCCGGGGTTGTCAAGTCCGATCACCCACAACCGCGAACCGTTGGGATACTGAAACCACTCCGGCTTCTCCCCCCCGT